CTTTTTTCTCCCTAGTCAAAACTTTTTTATATGCCCCTATACCTTTTTAATCATTTTATATAATCTTGTTTGAATATTTGTTTTATTTGCTTTATATTGTGAGTGTATTCTGTTATGACAACTAATACATAGGCTTATAAGATTGTTTGTATCTAAAGACTTAGTATTATCTTCTTTAAGTTCTACTATATGATGAACAATATCTGCATAAGATATTACACCTTTACTCTTACATACAACACAAACACCTAAGTCTCTTGACAATACAACTTTTCTAGTTTTTTTCCATTCGGTGCTATCATAAAATGTTTGAGTTGTTTTGTTCCTCATAAACTTATTGTAATATCTGTTATTTATTTTTTTGTCATTACATTTAGCTTCACATTCATTACACCTATAATTCCCATAAGGTATAATTTTCCCACACTTACTACATAATTTCTTTAACATAGCCTGTTCCTTTTTTGCTTATTATTTATATATTTATTATTTATTCTTTGTAGTGTTGTTAGATAGTTGTTAGATTACTGTTAACAAATCGCTAGAACTATTGAAAACACTAACGTTTATTTGTTACATTGTTGTTAGATAGTTGTTAGATAATTGTTGCTTAAATTTATATATAAAAATATCTATATTTACTTATAATATATTTATCTCTAAAAGCAAATAAGCCCATTTTACAGGGCTTATATACTTTAATGATGATAATAATAAGAAGCCTATTTTGACTTCTCGCCTCTTGGTACTTCTTCCATAATATTAACTATCCATTGTATTTCTTTAGGCACTTCGCTAGCCTTTACAACTTCATCAATATCCTTCCATACCTTAATGGTCTTTTTCACTCAATATCCCCTCTTTGAGTTTTAATGTTAGGATATTAAAATTAATTAATACCCTAAAATAAAAATTCAAAAGAAAATATATTATACAAGGAGTAAAACAAACCTAAAAAATAACACAATAACATAATAAAGCTTTATAAAGATTATTAAAAGGGAAATATTAAGGAAATATAGTTGCATATTTTCAACAAATAAAAAAAGACTATAAAATAGTCCTTTTAAATTAAGTTAGTCATATTCCTTAAAGCAATATCTTTAATTCTCCATACGGTCTTTAAATCTATTCTATCTATCATATCTGCAATTTTTACATTAGATATATTTTCTATATAGAAGCTTTTAACAACTAAATGCTCTCTTTCAGATAGGCTACCTAACAATATTTCAACTAACTTTATATCTCTTTTAAGCCTTGTTATTTCTCTTTCTCTAGCTATAATTTTATTATCTAAGCTAGATAAATTACTGCTTTGAACTCTTTCTTTGGAATAGTCAATACTACCTAAAATAAAATCATCATCAGATATAAGCCCTAACTCCAAAATTTGAAGCCTAGCTTTATTCTTTTTATAATTATAAAGTAAAGCTTCTATATATCTTTTTTTATCTCTAGTCATTGACTATCCCCCTTGTTACTTTCTTTTTGAATGTCTTATATAAGAATTTAGACTGTTTCCTAAACTGATTAACCTACAAGCATTATCTTCTACTTTAAAAGATTTATAATTGCTTTCGTCTTGTTCTTCTAGTCTTTTACCTATTAGATTAATACTTTCAACTAGTTCTTTATACATACTATAACTAAACCCCATTTTTTATCCCCTCATTACTTTTTATATATGATTTTCTCAATAGTGAGCAAACTATTTCTAAATGCTTTTCAAGTTCTTGTTGTTCTTCTTTGTCAAGTAGCTTTATAGTTGGAATACATTCTACTATACAGTATTTATCAATACCTTTTTTAAGCTTCTTTTTATCTAAGGTTATAGAAGCTAATAATATTTTATTAAACATTATTTTTTACTTTCTAGCTTATTGTCTACATACTCAATTAATTCATTAGATAAATGCTCTGTAACTTCGTAACCAACTCCACCACTTGAAAGGTCATATATGGTAGCTTCTCCACCTTTAAACTTTCCTTCTACTAAATCTTTTATAGTTATTTCTAATCCTGTACCTATATTTTTTAATGCACTTGTAATTATTGTATTAGGTGCAAACTGATTACTCGGCATATCTACTCCAATGGCTTTTATTCCTGCTTCATTACAAGCTTCCCATACTCCACTATTAACTCCACCACCTGCACTAAATATTATATCTGCCCCTTGTGAAATCATTTGTTGGGCTATCGCTTTACCTTTTGCACTATCTGTAAAGCTATTAGCATATTGAGTTAATACTTTAATATCTTTATTTTCTTCTTTTATAGCTTCTTTAAAACCTATCTTAAAGCCGTCTACACTTGGTATTTCCATACCTCCTATAAATCCTACTGTATTAGTGCTAGTCATTTGTGAACTTATTAATCCAACACTATATCCTGCACCTGCTTCATCAAATAATATTGAATGAACATTACTTGGTGTATTTTCATAGCTTCCGTCTATAATAGCAAATTTTTGATTAGGATAACTTTCAGAAGCTTCCTTTATAGTGTCAGTAAGCTTAAATCCTACCCCTATTATTAAATCTGCTTCTTCATCTATCGCAGTTTCAATGTTTTGGAAGTATTCACTTTCTGATTTACTTTCTATATATGATACTTCTACTCCGTATTTTTCTTTTGAAGCTAAAGCCCCACTCCAAGCACTTTCGTTAAAACTTTGGTCGTTTACTCCACCTTCATCAAGGATTAAACATATTTTCAAGTTATCATTTTCAACACTTGTATCAGTTTTACTGCAACCAAATACACCTACTGCAAGTATTAGCGATAAACCTATTATCTTTAGTTTTTTAAACATAATTACCCCCCCTTATTTTTTCTTTTTACTGACTTCATTAATCTTTAGCATTAAGTTAGCTAATTCAGATCCTGCTTCTGTCAGTTCTGCATTATTAAAAAATAATTTATTTTGGTTCATTTTAATTAATTGCTTCCTAGTTATACACTTTAAGTTATCTAAATTAAGATTTTGTTTGTTTCCGTCTAAGAATATTAATACCTTACCTTTTGGTATTTCTCCAAACTGTTGCTCATATAAATACCTGTGCTTATGTACCCAACGAGTAGGATTATCAAGCTTTATCATAGTAAAGCCATTACTGTTTATGTATTCATCTCCAACGTTTTTTAAGTTATGTATGTGAGAATTGCCTAGCTTTATACCTTTATTCCAAGGCTCTGTTCCTTTAGGTACTTTATTTTTCATATTGTTAGTGATTTTATGTTTAGCCATAATGCTTTTAATTTGGCTTTTTCTAAATTCATAACCAAACTTAACTGACATCAATTCTGCTATTTCAGATATATACCTATCTTTTACTATCTGCCTTAAGTAATCTAATTCAATATCAGTCCACTTATGCCTACTCTTGCTCATAATTAACCTTCTAATAATTTAGGCATATCATCATCAAGCATATATTCATTAGAAAACTTCTTAGCTTGTAGCACTAAGTCGGCATTAGCTATGATTTCCTTAGCTACTGAACTAATAGCCCTAGAACGATTTATTTCCTCTTGAAGCTTCTCGCCTGTTACATCTTCGTCTGATAGTCTTTCAAGTTGCATAAATAAATGATTATTTAAATCTCCAAGTGTATTTCGTGCCATAAACATCTCCCCTTTTTAGTACTTATTTTTTGTAATATTCCCATTTTAACTTTTCTTTAGTTATTGGGTGTTTACCTGCCGACTGTCTTTTATTCCTGCAACAGTCATTTATATTAGAGCAGGTTATTTTAGTTTTTATACTAGCTTCTTTTGAAGAATTAAATATCTCCCCTGTTGTTACACATATAACAGGCTTACTTAATTTATTGCTCATTTTGCTTTTACTTTCTGATGTATGATGTTTTCCATACATATGGTGTTTTTCTCCTGCATTCTTACCCTTTAATGTTTTACTAATTCTTTCTTTTATACTTCCATAATTATTATTGTATTCATACGTACACCACTCTAAATTATTAACATTATTGTTACTAGGGTTTTCGTCTTTATGATTAACACAAGGATAATTATTTTTGTTAGGTAAAAATGCTAGTGCAACTAATCTATGAACAGTAAATTGCTTTACCTTTTTATCTTTAGATAAATTTACTTTTAAATATCCTCTATCGTTTCCAGGCTTCATTTTTTTATTTGATAAGTGACTATATACATTACCTAAATTACTAACCATATATAAACCTTCATAACCTTTAATATCTTTCCATATTTCTTCTTGATTACTAAGTGTATTTTTCACAACTTACACCTCTTTTTTATTTTTATAAAATTTACCTACTGTCAAAATACTGACACAATAAAAATATAATATTTAAAAGTATTTAAATTTCAATGTTTTATAATTTTGGCATAAAACTATGTATTTTATGTCTATAAAAAAAATCAATTTTAAGCCTTTTTATTTGTTCGACAATAAAAGTATTAAGCTAATATATTTAAACTATCTTAAAATCGATTTAAATAGCTTCCACATATTACCAAATACTTATTCTCCCCTTAAATATTTAATTCTTCTATTTAAAAATTCTCTAGCTTTCAATAAATCCTGTAATTCGGAATTATTTTCTTTTTTCCCTGCTCTTGTTGAATATTTTATAACATTACCTAATTCAAAGCCTATGTTGTGAACTTGACAAAATTTAATTACATCAAATTCTCCTGCTTTGTAGTGATTTGGTTTTATTACCTTGTTATCTACTTGCATAGCCTTGTTTTTATGTTCTATTACTTCGTCTAATATTTCATTTATGATTTTTTCCATAATCTCCCCTATTTTTTTAAAAGATTTTCTAAATACTTCTTTTTATCTTTAAATTCTTTTACTATATGTTTTTCGTTTTTAATAACTTTTAAATATTTTTCAAAACTAGAATAGAATAATAACATTAAAGCAACAATAAGAATTACATCAATTTTAGTTATAATATTATTTGAAGTATTTAAATACCCTTCAAATACTACTATTAGCACAGATGCAACACTTAAATAAAAACATATTTTAGTATATACTGCTTGTTTTTTAGCTTCTTTTATAAGCTTATCAAGTGATTTTATAGTATTTTCTATTTCTTTTTTGTTTAAATCTTTATTCATTTAATTAATTTCCTTTATTTAAAATTAAAAAGGTATATCGTCAGTAGCTAACTCTTGGAACTGACCATTTACAGTAGCTTCTTCAAATTTATTGTTTGAAGCTTGGAACTCTACTTTATCAACTTTAACCTTTGTAAAGCTTCTAAATTCTCCTGCTTTCTCATAATTGTCTATATTAAGTTCTCCCTCTACCATAAGGGCTTTCCCTTTAGTTAAGTATTGGCATAAATTTTCTGTATGTTTTCCTATCATTTCACAGTTTATAAAGTCCACCTTTTTATTGTGTTTATCCTTTTGGTATGCTCTTTCTACTGCTAAACTAAATGAAGCTTTCGGTGTTCCTGTTACTGCTATATAACCTAACTCGGCATCTTTTGTTAATCTTCCACTTAATAAAATTTTATTCATAATTTACCTCCTACTTTTTAATTCATCAATAATTACTGCTATTTCAAATATGAAATAAAAAAATAATACTGTGTATACTGCTTTTAAAAAATTCATTATTATTAACCCAATTAAAAGGCATTTTCTATTTTATATCTGCCTTTATACTTATATCCTTCTAATATATATTTTGATAAGTTATATCCCTTAATTTCAAACTCATTACAAAACATTCTACCTGTTGGATAGTGCATAATTTTGTTTGTATAAGTATCAATGACCCTTAAAGGATTAGATAAGTGCCTACCTCCTTTTGTGTAGTATTCTCTTACCTTTACCTTACCTATTTTTTTACTAAATAATTTTTCTTTATTTTTACATATATCTTTACTATTAAAATATCTTTTTTCAACCATAAACATACTATTCGCAAGGTGTAAACTGTAAATACTGCCATTAATACAACTCTCTGTCATTCCTGTATCTTCTGCCATTTCCTTTACACTATGATAGTAATATTCTTCATTCGTTTTTATATCTTTAGCCCAAACATACATAGAATATTTTTCTAGCTTCTCGTATAATTTATCCTCAAAATATTCTAGTTCCTGCTCTGTTTTGTAGCCTGTTTCTTTTACTATTAATTCTCTTAAATCTTCATATTTAAAGCCCTTTATAATTAACTCTAAAGCTAATTTTGAAGCTAATTGTCCTGCCCCTTTTATAAACATTATTATTTTACTCCCCATTTATCCCTGTCTTATTTAAATGTCTTACTATAAGCCTTCCACATATGAACGACTAACCCACTAAAAGTAAGATTGTTCTTTTTACAATATGCTAACATTTCATTTAGTACATTTATATCTATACTAATTGTCTTATTTACTTTCACTAAATCACCTCGCATATATTCTTATTATACCATATTTCTACATATATATGTATATAAATACATATGTATATACTAATTTTTGTTCGCCTTTTTTAGACAAAATAAAAGACTAGGATTAACCTAGTCTATTTTATAAAATCTGTGCTTCTAGCAATATTTATACTTGCATTGTGGTCTGCATTTAATTCAAATCCACACTTAGTACACTTAAATTTTTCTTGTGTTTGTCTGTTATCTTTATCAATATAGCCACATTTACTACAAGTTTGTGATGTATAAGAATTTACATTCCAATATAGTAATACTTAAACCTAACGTTGTCGTAATCGTAATACGTCAGACCTCAATTTATATTCCATAAATACTTATATTAGATTATCGAGTGCTATATGAAGTATGTTGGTCTAAACCTATACCTTTTTATCATATGCCTCAACCTTCGGACAGTAAATTGCCCGTATGTGTTATATATATTATAACCTTTTGTTTTTAATTTTATACAAGCAAATATTAGTAATAAAAAAGACTAGATTTAATCTAGTCTAATAACTTTCTATCTTCAGTTCTTTATGTAAAACTTCTTGGAGTTGTTCTGCTTCTTTTAATAGTTTATTATACTCTATATAAGCTTTCCTACCCTTTATAAGTTCCCAATTATCAAACCCCTTATTTTTAAGCCATAACTCTGCATTAAATAATCTGTTTAAAATATTTTCATATTCTTTTATCATAGCTTCCATATTTTAGCCTCTACCACTCAAAATCTTCCAAATTGACTTGTGTAAATCTAGTATCAAAATAATTTACTCCTAGTTCTAACATCATAGAAGAACTATAAAATCTTTTTCTATCACTATCAAATTTTAGTGCAACACTTGTATTAACTCCTGTATGTCTATTTTTTACTATGCTTAACTTAGCATCATATTCTCTGTCCTCTTTAAAATTTCTTTCTAATATTGTTACATAATCTGCTAAGTTGGTTATGTTAGCACTTCCACTTACATCATCTTTTGTTATTTCTTCATTCATACTTTTTCTAGGGTGTGCTACTAAATGAACTATTGCATTATATTTCTTTGCAAAAGCTTTTAATTTCTTTATAGCTTCACTTTGTGCTTTTAATTCATCAGTAGCACTCATTTCAAGTATCATCAAGTTATCTATTACAAATACTTTTACCC